GGCGATCAGGGAGCAATCCCATCTCCGCGAGTTTCTCGATCAACTCCGGTGGCACCCAGGAGAGGTCTTCTTGCTGTGGAGCCTGATTGTCAGCCATGTGCTCTCCTAGAATACAGGCGGCTTCAGTTGCCCAGCGTAGTTCCCGAGGTTCAGCCCACCGCCGCCTGTGAGGGAGGAGTAATCGGGGACACCCCCACCCTTGTTCTTCCCGCCCAGTAGTGACCCTGCACCGCCGAGCATTCCTTGCTTATCGGTTTCATTGTCTGCCGCTGTGTTCCTGCTCGCCTCATAACCGAGGTTGGCGGCATTCAGGTTCTGCGTCCCCTGTCCCAGATTGGATGGGGTACGCAGCGAGGAGTTGATGAGCGAGGAATACTGGTTGAAGGGCTGGTTCATCTGCTCCATCTGCGTCTGCTGGGTCTGGTTCCCCATGTTCAGGGCGTTCGTGTAGACATTGCCCATCAGACCCGCCTGCCGGTCGCCCAGCATCTTGTTCTCCAGTAGGCTCTGCTGCGGGCTCGCCCCGGTATTGGCCTGCCGGGAGCCGAATTCCTGATTCTGCATATTCAACTGGGGCTGGAGGACGCCCATGCCGTACTGGAGGTTCTGATTCACGGCTTGGTCCCGGGCCTGCGTCGGGTCGTACTGGCTGGCCCGCAGCATATTGGCCTGGATGTTCTGGAGCGCCGGGGCCGCATCGCCCTGAAGGCTGGTGCTCAAGACAGGCCGACCACTGGCGTCCTTGGTCCATGTCTGGTTGGCCCACGGGGTATTGATGTTGGGCCGGGAACTCATGCTCTGAGCTTCGGCAGCCGCGTTGTAGTCCGGGGCCTTGGACTTGCCCTTGCCCCCGAACAGACCCCCGGCGAGGGTACCCAGCCCACCACCAATGGCTGTGCCCACACCCGGGAGGATAGAGGTTCCGATCCCCGCCCCGCTGATGCCCGTCTTTCCTGCGCTACCCCAGTCCCAGGCCATACCTATGCCGCCTTCCTGTGTTCAGATTCGATCCACCGGCAGTCTTCCCGGCGCAGTTCCATGATCACGATGTCCTCGCCTACCCGGATGCCATCCCTGACCCGGTAGACTTCCTTCAGCCCCGCGTGCTTGCACAGCCGCTGGGAGCGAAGGTTTCCTCCCCGGATCATCGCCAGCGCAATCCCGCGATTCGCTTGGACAAATACATAGTTAGACGCGGGGTGTATAAGTGAGCGCAGACTTGCGGGGTTTTCCAGAGCGATGGTCAGGACGACGCTGTTCTCCGTCCACCCGTCGAACCCGACCATCCCGTGGATGCGCCCCAAGGAGTCCACCGCTTCGATGGCCTTGAACTCCGGGGACGGCACGATGTCAGACCGCTTCTGGAGCCACTCCCAGTTCTTGGAACCCTGGACGCGCACTAGAGAATTCCTCCAGAATCCAGCACCACGTCGAAACCCACGAAGGTCGTATTGGTGACGGAGTTCCCTCGCAGGATGAGGGCCACATGGGAACCCATGCCAGTGGCTCCTTCGTACCTCCCTGCGATCCCCGCTCCGTCATCCCAGACGCTGGTATCCCAGATGGCGATGTCCCACGCAGAGGGGGTCGCATCGGCAGCAGTCGGGGATAGATCCAGCGGCGACAGGTCGAAGTCAAACCGGGCCCCGGTGGCGTACCCTGGAGAGGTCCCGTCCGTCATAAAGTGGGGGCGGATCATGTGGACCCGCTTCTTGGCCGGGTTTCCGAGGTTCTGGTAGCTCGTCAAGAGCGCCCACTCGATAGGCCGAACGGAACTGGCATCCAGCGGAACGTCGTCCACCTCGCCATCGTTCACGCAGACCCGGCCATCGTCGGTGCCGAAGTAGAGCTTGTTCCGCCACGTCTCCATGCAGGACATGGGGACGCCGAGGTGCTGGGACCACCCCTGGTTGGCGAGACTCATGCTCAACTGCTCCCGGGGTTCGTCCGGGAGGGGCGGGACGGTGATGAGGAGGATGTTGTCCGTGGGGTGGATGGCAATGCTCCACCCAGTCTGCTCCCCACGCGCCGTCATCAACTTGTTAAACAGGTTGGCGAGCTTGACGGAGGCGAGGATCTGGGGATCCCGGATGAGGCCACCGGAGACGAGTTTCGAGAGGGGGACGCAGCCCACCACGGAGAGGATGAACAAGTCACCTCCGAAGGTGCTGGCGATGCGCCGACCGGGGGGAGGTCTACCCACCCACCAGACACCTCGGAGTCCAAAGGCCCCTGGAATGGACGGGTCCGTGCCCGAGTAGATAACCACGTCACCGCCACGGGAAATGGCTACGAGGTGGTCATCAATACCCACTCCTCCGTCCACGGTCCATGCCCAGAGGCCAACAAGTTCCCCACCGCTCTTGAAGCGGGGGGCAAACGGCATCGGGAACGCCTCGCCCGTGAAGGACCCGATGTTGAGATACCAGGCTGTGGTGCTGTTCTCTGGGACGAACCAGAGCCGGGATTTCCACTGCATGACGAAGCGGAAGTTGGCCGGGTCCAGCGGGCCGTAGACGGCTTCGTAGAGGGGATCGATGTAGATTTGCTGGCCCGGGGTATTCCCGACCGTGATGGCATTCCACACCCCGGAGTCTTCCGAGTAGAGGAGATACCCCCAGGCACCATCGCAGTAGCAGTAGTAGTGACGCCCTGAGTCATTGACGAAGGAGGTTCCCACCCCGTAGCCAGCCTGGGCGGGACCATTCGGCAGACCCCCGTCCCCGAAGGCGTAGACCTTCACCGGGGCTGCGGTGGAGTTGGTCACATCCCAGATGCCGGTATTGCTGACCGCCCAGAGCCTATCCTGGCTGCCGTCTGCGGCTGACCCGTTGAAGGCCAGGAGAGTCCTTACCCCCAAAGGGTTATTGCTCACCCACTGGCCTACCTGTGGTCCCCCTAAAGGGGCAGAGATGCCGAAGGTGATAGGGGAGCCATAGTCCACCAGGCCCAGCCCGGTCTCCGCTGCGGTGATGCCAGTCGCCCACTCCCGATACCCGCTGCGGACCCTGAGTCCATACTGGAACGGGATCATGTTGAACAGGTAGAGGCAGTCGCTGGCGGGCATGGCCGATGCCGCTGTGATGGTATTGATGCCCCCCACCGGAGCCGGGAGATGGACCGCCGTAGAGGTCCCACGCTGGGGAACCCTGCCGCGCCGCATCATCTTTGCCATGAGTGCCATGGCTACATCCCGAACCCAGTGATAGGCACGGACTGTCCCCCAATAGGCGTAGCCGACGGGTCTTGGAAGCCATGGTTCAGGTTCAGAACCTTTCCGGCGGTATCCATGCCCATGGCAGCATTCAGGGTCGCGGCGTAGTCCTGCTCCGCAGCCGTGGTATCCAGCCCCTTGGCCTTCAGGAAGGCGAGCTTCAGCGCCCTTACCGCCAGCAGGTTGTTGAACCAGACGGTGTCGGTCGAGTTGGTGGGCGCGTCGGTATTCGCCTCGACGCCCTGCGCCGTGTACGTCCAGACCAGCCCGTCAGCCGTGGCGTGGTTGCTGCCATTCACCAAAGGCCGGGGATTCGTTGTGGTCGGGTTGTTGGAACTCACCGTGGTCGCGGTGGGCACCGAGTACAGGGTCCAGTAGTCCGAATCCACAGTCGAATACTGGATCTTCGTCCCCACCCCGTAGAGCGTCCCTGTCACCCAGACCGGATAGACGTTCGCCGCGATGGAGTTGTAGACCCAGCTAGTGCTCCCGTACTCGTAAGCGATGACGTACCCGCCCGGGGTATTCGTATCCGGGTACAGGGTAATGAGCCGGTTCATGGGCCGGAACAGGACGGTGAAGACCACGCCCACCAGCCTCGCCTTCAGGTACTGCAATTCCTGGGGCGATAGGGGCCCGCCCAGCGGGAGCCGATTCGTCCGGTTCCACCCGCTCTGGTCGTACATGCGGAGGAAGTCGGTCGGGATGGTGTAGTTGGCCCGCCCCGTGACCGTGGTGAAGGTGTATTCCCGGCGCAGGTAGGTCCAGTTGCGCGCCTGCACAAGCTCACGTCCGGTGGACTTGAGCAGGCGGCACATCTGGATGATGTTCGCGTCGGTGCTGTTGAACGGGTCTGCCGTATCAGCGAGGCCAATTTCGGTGGCCGCGTCGTTGACGATCTCGCCTGCCGTGGGCCAAGCCGATGGCATTGCCTACCCCTTGCTGTTCTTGAGCGACAGTTCCGCGATCTTCCTGCCCTGATCCTCCAGGGCCTTACGCAAGACCTCGATCTCGTTGGCCCGCTTCTCCAGTTCAGCCCGGAGCGCGATGGCCGGGGCCGCACCAGCCGCCGCATCGAGGAAGTCCTTGACCCGCTTCTTGACGCCGTTGATGCCCATGAACTTCTGGGCCGACGCATCCGACATCTGAAGCAACTGTTCCGCTGTCTTGATGCCCACCGCGTTGAACTCCAGCCGCCAGGCCTTGGTCAAAAAGGGAAGCTGGTCGAGCGGGGTGCCGGTGACTGGCTGCTCCAGCCCGGCCTTGAAGGCCGCGTACTGGGTAGGCCAGGTTCTCTTGTCGGTCTCCCGGACCTCTCTCACGATATCGTTATCCTTGTCCCCGGGAATACGGATGGTGATGTATTCCTTCTCCACGAAGATGGCCCTGGCCTTCTCATTGCTCGCGGCCATGT